CCGGGACCTAGACCGCCTGTTCCGTTCAATTCTTATATCCCCAATTCAAAGTTCGACCGGAGATGTGTATGCCGAAGCCTCGTACCCCTTCCGCGGTGCTTGAGGCCCGCGGCTCTTTCGCTCACAACCCTGATCGTACGCGCGAAGATTTCCAATCAGGGGCGTTCGACAAGTCGGCTCCAGAATACTTCAGCCCAAGCCAAGAGGATGCTTGGGATGAAATCGTTTCGCTCCTGCCGCCGAGTGTGCTGCAGGCTACCGACCGCCTCGCCGTTGAGTTGACTGCGCGCCTCATTGCCAGGTTCCGATCGCAGGACGACGCGGACGTGTCGATGGCCCAGGTGGCGCAGATCCGCACGGCTCTCGCATCACTTGGCATGACGCCGGCCGACCGGTCACGCGTCTCGTCAGTTAAAGCTCCTGTCGTCAATCCTTTCTTGGCGCTGGTGGGGCAGAAGAAGGCCTGATATGTCCGCCGACTATGTCGGCATCGCTCTGGAGTACGCACAGGCGGTCGTTAAAAAGAAGATCGTGGCCTGCAAATGGGTCCGCTTGGCGTGCAAGCGTCATCTTGACGACCTCAAGGTATCCAGAAAGCGCGATGCCAAGTACTACTTTGACGATGACGCGGCGAACAAGGTATGCCAATTCCTGTCGCTCATGCCGCACACGAAGGGTAAATGGGCACAGAAACGCGAGTTGATCGTGCTGCAGCCGTGGCAGTGCTTCGCATTCTGCGCGCTGTTCGGTTGGAAGCGCACGAAGGATGGTCACCGCCGCTACCGTAAAGCGTACTTTGCCGTGCCGAGGAAGAACGGCAAGTCGATCATCGGTTCGGGCATTGGCTTGTACATGTTCGCCGCAGATAACGAGTTCGGCGCCGAAGTGTATGCCGGCGCCGGGACAGAGAAGCAGGCGTGGGAAGTTTTCCGGCCGGCCAAGCAGATGCTCGAGCGCACGCCTGAGCTGCGTGATGCGCTCGGGGCAGAGGTTTGGGCCAAGGCGCTAGTCAATCCTACCGATGGATCGCGCTTCGAGCCGGTCATCGGCAAGCCTGGTGATGGCTCCAGCCCTTCATGCGCGATCGTGGATGAATACCACGAGCACGACTCGAGCGACCTAGTCGACACGATGGAGACCGGCATGGGCTCGCGTGAGCAACCGCTCATGCTGATGATCACGACAGCCGGCTTCAACATTGCTGGACCATGCTTTGACCAAGAGTCCGAGGCAAAGAAGGTGCTCGACGGCGTTCTCGACAATGAAGAGCTGTTCGCCCTGATCTACACCATCGACGATAACGATCGGTGGGATGACCCGAAGGCGCTGTACAAGGCGAATCCGAATCTTGGCGTGTCTGTCGACGAGGACTTTCTTCTCAGTCAGCAGCGTCAAGCAGTGCAAAGCGCATCGAAACAAACGCGCTTCAAGACGAAGCACCTGAACGTATGGTGCTCAGCGAAATCTGCCTGGCTAAACATCCTCGACTGGAACAGGTGCGCGGACTACAGGCTGAGGCCGGAGCAATTCAAGGGCTGCCGGTGCTACGTGACGCTTGACCTGGCTAGTCGCTCGGACGTGTGCGTGATCATGCTCATGTTCGTGAAAGAGATCGACGGGAAACAGCACTTCTACCTGTTCGGCAATTACTACTTGCCAGAAAACGCCATCGAGAACGACCCGAAGAACTCGGGCGCCTATCGGAAGTGGGTAATTGAAGGCTTCCTGCAGCAGCACGAGGGGGCTGAGATCGACTTCGATCTGATCGAGGAGGACACCTTAGCGCTCGTGGCCGAGTACGGGCCGGAGGAAGTCGTCTTTGACCCATACCGCGCGGCACAGCTGGAGCAGCGCTTGACGAAGAATGGAATCACCGCGGTCGAGCTGGGGCAGACGGTCAAGAACCTGTCGCTGCCCATGAAAGAGTTTGAAAGCGCCGTGAAGGCTGGGCGCGTTCATCACGATGGCAACCCGGTGCTGACTTGGATGGCGTCCAACGTAGTTGCCAAGCTCGACGCAAAAGACAACATCTACCCGCGCAAAGAGAAGCCCGAACAAAAGATCGACGGCATTGTTGCCGGTCTGATGGGCGTTGCTCGAGCGATTAGCGGCGAATTTGCCCAAGAGTCCGCCTACGAAGAGCGCGGCATTCTTATGCTTTAAGGAAACCCATGGAACTATTCGACGCACTGACCGCTGCTGCGCACTGGCGGGCTGCGCCGACAAGCCCGGGCCCCAACGAGACATTCGCTGCCCTTACTAGCGCCGATCTGATGGGCTACATGCGCAGTGGTGGCGAAACGGCCAGCGGTGAGTACGTGTCAGCGTCCAATGCGCTGGAAAACATGGCGATCCTTCGCTGCGTCAGCCTGATTTCCGAGTCGATCGGCATGCTGCCACTGAATCTGACGGCACGCGGCGATGAGAAGGCCTACGCGACTGAGCATCCTCTGTATCGGGTGCTGAAATCGCGGCCGAACGAGTATCAAGGTGCCTATAAGTTCAAGAGCACGATGCAACTGCGCGCTCTGCTGCATGGGAACGCGTACGCGCGTGTCATTTGGCGCGGCAATACGGTTGTTCGGATGATTCCGCTGGACTCGCGCAAGGTAAAACCAGTCCTGAACGACGATTTCACTGTGCGCTACGAGTATCAGTCGCCTAACGGCGGGCTCGTTGTACTGGCCGCTCGTGACGTATTCCACCTGGCTGACCTGGCAGACGATGAGCATGGCTTAATCGGTATGTCGCGCGTCGAAAAGGCGCGTGAGTCAGTCGGACTGGCCCTGCAGGCACAGAAGGCGGCTGCTCGCATATTCAAGAATGGCGTGATGGCCGGCGGCGCACTGTCGTACCCGAACAAGCTCAACGAACAGCAGATCAAGAACATCCGCGAAAGCCTGGAAGAGAAGTACGCCGGCACACAGAACGCGCACAAGTGGATGGTGCTCGAGGATGGCATCAAAGCCGACAAGTGGGCCAACACGGCGAACGACTCGCAACTGCAAGAAGGCCGGAACCACCAAATTGAAGAGATCGCCCGCGCCTTCGGTGTGCCGCGTCCGCTCCTAATGATGGATGACACCTCCTGGGGCTCGGGCATCGAACAGCTTGGCATCTTCTTCGTGAATTTTGGACTGCAGCACTGGTTCAATATTTGGGAAGACGAGATCGCGCTCAAGCTCTTGAGCGAGAAGGACCGCGAAATCTACTACGCCAAGTTCAACGAGCGAGCGCTCATGCGCGGCACGCTCAAAGATCAAGCGGATTTCTTCGCTAAGGCACTTGGCTCTGGTGGCAGCGCGCCATGGATGAAGCCGAACGAAGTCCGCGATCTGCAGGACCTACCCAAGTCAGACGACCCTGCAGCGGAGTCGCTGCAAAGCACACTCACAAGGAACGCGAATGTCCCTGCTCCAACTACCTGAAATCAAGGCTGACGCCCGCATCGGCGCGGCGCAGTTCGATATGCGCCCTGATGCGCTCGAGCGCTGGGAGCCGGGCATTTGTGCAGCTGCAGATGATGGCGTGCAGACGATCTCGATCTACGAGCAGATCGGCGCGTCGTGGGACGGCTCCGGCATGACTGCTGCTCGCATGGGCGGCATCCTGCGCAACATTGGCGCCAAGGACGTGACCGTCAACATCAATTCGCCGGGCGGAGACTTCTTCGAAGGCGTCGCGATCTACAACCTGCTGCGCCAGCACAAGGCCAAAGTCACCGTGCAGGTGATGGGCCTGGCCGCATCGGCTGCGTCCGTGATCGCCATGGCTGGCGACGAAATCCTGATGGGCGATGGCTCGTTCCTGATGATCCATAACGCTTGGAGCGTCGCAGTCGGCAACCGACATGACTTTAAAGCCGCTTCCGAGCAACTGGCCCCGTTCGATGCTGCGATGGCTGAAGTCTACGCCGCGCGCTCAGGACTGTCGGTCGAAGAGGCGGCCACGATGATGGACAAGGAAACGTGGGTCGGCGCCGCCCAGGCGGTCAAGGACGGTTTCGCTACCGGCATGGTCGACCGGTCGAGTATCACACAAGACACCAAGGCGCAAGGCAGCAAGAAGTACCTCGCGCTGGTCGAGGCATCGATGGCGCGCGCGGGACATTCCCGCTCCGTTCGCCGAGACGCTCTCAAATCCCTATTTTCTGGCACGCCGGGCGCTGCTGAAAATGACGCCACGCCGAGCGCTGGCACCGACGTAGCAGCATCCCTGCAATCCCTCCTGAATAATCTGAAAGGCACCAAATGAAAAACCCATCCCAGGCGCTCATGATGATCGCCGCTGCCCTGGCCGCCACCGCGCAAGCTGAAGTTACCCGCGGTATCGTCACCGTCCGCGCCGACATCGACGTCAAAGCAACCGTCGAGGCTCTGAACAAGGCGTTTGCCGACTTCAAGACCGAGCACACCAAGCAGTTGGACGACGTGAAGCGCGGCCAGAACGACGCCCTGCAGGCGCTGAAGGTCGACACCATCAACGCGCACATCACCGAACTGCAGAACGCCATCGACACCACGAACACCAAGATGGCGTCCATCGAAATGGGCGCCGCCGGTGGCCGCACTGTCAAGGACAAGGAATACACCGACTCGTTCATGGCGCACATGCGCCGCGGCGACGTTTCGGCGTCGCTGAACAAGGGTACCGCCGCAGAAGGTGGCTACACGGCTCCAGTCGAATGGGACCGCACCATCACGGACAAGCTGATCCTCGTCTCGCCGATGCGTGAGTTGTGCAGCGTGCAGCCTGTCGGCGGCCCTGGCTACTCCAAGCTGATCAACCTGCGCGGCACCGGTTCCGGCTGGGTCGGCGAGGCTGACGCCCGCCCGGCCACCAACACGCCGACGTTCGCAAAGCAGGATTACGCCTGGGGTGAGCTGTACGCCAACCCGAGCGCGACCCAGCAAATGCTGGACGACTCCGAGATCAACCTGGAGCAGTGGCTGGCGGGCGAAGTCGAAACCGAATTCTCCTATCAGGAAAACAAGGCATTCGTCAGCGGCGATGGCGTCAACAAGCCGCGCGGCCTGCTGACCTACGCGGCCGGCGGCTCGAATCTGCATCCGCTGGGCGGCATTGCCACGACCGCGTCGGGCGCCGTGGGTGGCATCACCTCGGACGCGATCATGGCGCTGATCTACGCACTGCCATCGGCCTTCACGAACGGCGCAGGCTTCGCCCTGAACCGCAACACGCACAAGGTGATCCGCACCCTGAAGGACGGCCAAGGCAACTACCTCTGGCAGCCAACGCTGGTCGCTGGTCAGCCGGCTACGCTGGCCGGCTATGCGCTCACCGAAGTGCCGGACATGCCCGACGTCGCTACCAACGCACTGTCGATCGCGTTTGGCGACTTCAAGCGCGCCTACAAGATCCTCGACCGCATCGGCGTGCGCGTGCTGCGCGACCCATTCACGAATAAACCTTATGTTAGCTTTTATACAACTAAACGGGTTGGTGGTGGTCTCGAAAATCCTGAATGCATGAAGTTCCTGAAGATCGGCTAATCAACCAACGATAACGAGAAAGGCCCGGTAACCCCGGGCCTTTTCTTTTGGAGATACCGATGAAATTCAGTAAGCCATTTCGTGGCGTGCCGGACGGCGAGATTTACCCAGTTGATTACGAGGCGGGCAACGAATGCCCGCCCGAGTTGTTGGCGTCCGCGATCGAGCTGGAAGTAGTTGAGCAAGACCAGGTTGAGGCAAAGAAGCCTACCCGCGCCAAGCAGTAAATCCAGACCAAAATAACCGAACACGATTTTAGGACAACCATGACGATTCGCCTTCTCGCTGCATATGCCAATTATCCGATCAACGCGATCGTCAGCCTGAATGTCCTGACCGAAACTAACCTAATTACCGCGAAGCAGGCGACGCTCGACCTTACTGGCGGCGCGTCGTATGCCCCGCCTCTCGCCACGGTTCGACGCCACCCCGCGATGCTAGAGGTGGATTCTTCAAGTAATATCGCAGGGCTGGTGGGGCCTAATGGCGTCATGTCACTAGCAGAAATCGGCGCACCTGGTTCCGACGTTCTCGCATCAAAGGCATTTCCTCATCATTTTCGGGTCACGCGTAAAGCGCTGAACACTGCTACTGCGCCTGCGTTCACCACTACGCCGACCGCCGCCACTGAAATTTACGTCGACTTCAATCGTGGCGCCGACGCTAACCCAGGCACTCGTGCGCTGCCAAAGAAGAACCTTTCTGCCCTGTCCACTACGACTATTGGCGCTGGATCGGTCGTCGCGCTCGCGTCTGATTCCGTCTGGACGCTGCTGGGCTCACAGGCATCGAGCGGCGCAATCACCGCTGACAACTGGATGGGCAACCAGGCAAACCCATTGCTCATCACGGCATACGACCCGGCAGGCCACACCGGCACGAAGCCGACTATTTCGATGGGTCATGCGCCGGCGGCATCGGAATGGACCTGGGATGCCACCATGAGTGCTTGGTTGTGGCAGCCGACCAATGCTGCGCTCCATCCTGATGCCGGCATGGCTGTATTCTTTGGCCCAGCTCGGCTGCACGGCATTGATGTCTTTCAGGATGCCAACGGCAAGGCGCAAGCATCCTTGCCGCCGCTGTTCGGCGATCTGCAGTTCGCTCATAAGACAGACTTCGCTTCGTCCAATAAGGTATGGGTATGGGCGCCAAGCACGCAGAACCCAACCGATTACTACGGTGGCATCTGGCTCACGATGACGGCGCGCGGCGTATTCAGTACGGGATTCATGGGCCTGAGCAACACCATTATCGATGGCTTGAAATTCAAGGACACCGGTGTTGGTATCTACGTCGCCATCGGTAGCAATTCCGGCGCAAACATTCATACCGGCCTTGTCGTCAAAAACTGTGAAGCCGAGCGTTCCAGTCTGTTGCTGATGAGTAGCAGCGAGGTCGCAGCGCACAGCGTGACCGTAAATAACAACAAAGGTAACGACTTGCCTGCTACCTTAGTCAAGGTGAGTGGAGTTGGCACGCTGGCCTATAACGTCCACTCCAATGAAGTGAAGGGCTGCAACCGGCAATGCTCGACGATGGCGGCGTTTTATATGCAGACTGCAGCGGCCAACCTGGGCGATGCGAAGCTGCACCACAACTATGTAGCAGACGCATGGAACGGCGTGGGCGCGGAGCTCAACACGAACGGCCGCAGCGGTTTTGGCGCACCGTTTGACGGAACCGCGTATTACTTTGACTTGGGCAGTAGCAAGAGCGTTGCCTACGCCAATATCTCTGAGCGCTGCCACGTCGCCATCCAGACGAATAGCGCTAAGACCGTTCAAGTCATCGGCCACATTGCCCTCGACTGCAATGTTCTATCGACCAGTACCGATGCGGGCAGCGCCGGCAGCAATGACGTGACGATTGCGCACTGCACGTACATCAATCGCCTGCCGGACCTGAACCAACTGAAGCGCGGCACGTCAAGTAGCCCGAAGATCGGCATCTCGAACTGGTTCGAAACGCTGACAGGCAACACGATCCGTGTGTTCAACAACGCCCTGTATCGAACCGTGCCCGTCACCGATTTCGAGGCTATCCGCGTTGCCAACGAGGCCGGCACCAAGTTCGTCGCTGGCAACGCCGTCAGCGGTTGGACGCAGGGTGTGAAGGCCCTTTCTCGCGCAATTGACGGGTCAGTTTCCACTGATATCACGTCGACGGCAATCACCGTTTCTGGATCTGGCGATGCTTGGTTCGAGCCTGGCTCGGCTGTGCCTACGTCTGCATCACCATTGACGAAAGCGGGTGTGCGCTATATCGATGGGCTGATGGATGCCACGGGGGTTTCGTACGGACGTATTCCATCGATCGGCGCTGTGGTCTACACAGGGTAACGGCATGACTACACGACTAATCACCCCGCCGGCCGCGCTGGCGGTGTCGCTTGCTGCTGCGCGCTCAGCTGCCCGGGTTGACGTCGACGTTGACGGCACATCGGCCTTGGATGCGCAGATCACGCAAGCGATCCGCACGTACACCGCCAAAGCGGAGCACATCACCGGGCGTCGGTTCATCACGCAGACGTGGAGCCTGACGCTCGACAGCTTCCCGGGCGTCATCCCCCTGCCTGGCGCCCCGCTGGCGTCGGTCGCGTACGTGAAGTACTACGACGCGGCCGGCGTGCAGCAGACGCTCGCGCAATCGGCTTACATCGTGGATCCAGCTACCGAGCCGGGGCGCATTGTTCCGGTAACGACCTGGCCGACGACCGCAGCACGCGTGAGCGCCGTAGAGGTGCAGTACGTGTGCGGCTACGGCGCGGCAGATACCGCGGTCCCAGATGCGGTCAAGGGCTACATCCTGGCAATGGTGCAGTTGCAGTTTGCGCCCGTTGCCACGGCGAGGCCAGAGAACATCGAGCGGCTTCTGGATCGGGAAAAGGTGTACCTATGAATCACCGGATCACTCTCATCAAGCGCGGCGCCGGCCGGGACGCTGCCGGCGAGCCTGTCGAAAGCTGGGGTGACGTGGCCACGATCTGGGCTGACGTGCGATTCTCAAGTGGCGCCGAAGTTCTGCGGGCCAACTCTGAAATCGCGGTAAAGCGGGCATCGATACGAATCAGAGCTCGCTCAGACGTAGATGCAACTTGGCGTGCGCGGTATCAAGGTGTCGAGTTCGACATCAAGTCGGTGCTACCGGACGACGACCGATCCTTCATGTTCATCGTGTGCGAGGCGACTAAATGATCGAGTTCGATGCTTCTGGCCTGCTCGCTGCTGTCAACGATACGGTCAACCAGATGCGCGCCTCGCTTGATGAATCCGCGCTTCGCAAGACAGGTGTGGCTGGCGCCGCGGTCTTCCGCGATCAAGCGAAGCAGAACTCGCTCGCTCACAAGAAGACCGGCGTCCTTTATAACAGCATCATCATGAAGCGCGTTGAGGAAGAGTCGGACGGTGCACAGCGTCAGGTATATCTCGTCACTGTCCGCAAGGGCAAGTACGGCGGCGACGATGCCTTCTACTCTCGCTTCCTTCAGGACGGGCACAAGATCGTCCCGAAGAACAAAAAGATCAGCAAGCGCACTGGCAAGAAGATCGGCTGGAAAGCGCACCGCCGAGCCGCTGAGTTGGAGTACGGATCAAGGACCGTCCCCGCGTATCCATTCATACGCCCTGCCTATACCAGCCACCGCACGCAGGCACTCGATGCGATGACTACGATGCTCCAAGAGCTGCTACAGAGGAACGCGACATGACGATCGAGGAGCAACTGTACACAGCACTGCAAAGCCTCGTTGCCGGCCGAGTTTTCCCCGACGTGGCGGAGCAGAACACCGCGCTGCCATATATCACGTATCAGGCAGTCGGTGGCGAGCCTGTGAACTTCCTGACTGGCGAGAAACCGGGGAGCACCAATGTCCGAATGCAGGTGAATGTCTGGGCAGCTACCCGCATCGGGGCATCCACCCTTGGCGCGCAGGTGGAGAACGCGCTGCGCGACACAAAGTCGTTCCAGACGGAGGTGTTGACTGGTCGCGTCTCGACATACGACGAAACCGACACTGTGAAGTACCGCGGAACCATGCAGGACTTCAGCATTAACTACTAATTCATCAATCCCCCAACCGAGCAGCCCCGAGAAATCCGGGCTGCTTTTTTCTTGTCCGCTACGGACTTTACTAGGGCCCTTACAGGGCAAGAAAGGCAATCCAAATGAGTGTTCAACTTCCGAACGGCATTACTTGGTCGATCGCTACCGCCTACTCGGCCAGTGTCAACGTCACCGCAGCGTCTAACGCATCGGAAACCGTCCTGACCACCGCAACCAACACCTACTCGGCCGGCGACATCGTCGAGTTCACGAGCGGCTGGGCGCGCGCCAACAATCGCGTGTTCCGCATCAAGACTGCAACCACCACGAGCGTCACGCTGGAAGGTTTCGATACCACGCTGACGACGCTGTACCCAGCTGGCGTCGGCCAAGGCTCGCTGCGCAAGGTGAACACGTGGACGCCGATTTCGCAGGTTGTCTCGGCATCGAGCTCGGGCGGCGACACGCAGTTTGTTACATATCAATTTTTGGAATCGGACAGCGAAACGCAGATCCCATCGGGCACCTCAGCCCAATCGCTGGCCTTCGAGATTGGTGACGATCCTTCGCTGCCTTACCACCAAGCGCTGAAAGTGGCCGCGGCTACGCGTGCCCTGACTGCTGCCCGCGGCATCCTGCCGTCAGGCTCGGTACTTTATTACAACTCCATCTGCAGCTACGACGAAACACCAAGTATGTCGAAGGGTCAGATCATGACCGTAAAAGCCGGTTTTGCTCTGCAGGGCAAACCGGTCCGATATGCAAGCTAAGTAACCTCGTTGCCAACCGACTCAATTCTGAGTCGGTCTTTCGCCTGCAGGTAGCTCCTGCAGGTCTTTTTTACCTATCTGAGAGAACAACATCATGGCAAAGCTTTCCCTAAACCCATCCCCAACTTTCAAAGCCAAAGCGCCAATCCATGTGCCTGGCGGCCGCAAAGCGGAGATCGAATTTATTTACAAGTACCGTGACGCCGACGAATTTAAAGAATTCACGGAGACGTTGGAGGGGCGTAAGGACATCGAAATTCTGATGGACATCGCAAGCGGCTGGGATCTCGACGAGCCCTTCGACGAAAAGAACGTCGAGAAAATGGCGAAGAATTATCTCGGCTCCGCCCGCTCGGCTCTGGAAACGTACCTTAACGAACTCATGGGCGCCCGCGCAAAAAACTGAGAGACGTTGCCACGTCGCTCTACACGCCCGACCCCAGTGAGCGCGAGCTTGCTGCGATCGGTCTGACGCTAGAAGACGTGGCAACGTCGGTCGAGATCTGGCCTGACAACGTCCGTCCCTTCGAGGTGTTTCAGGCGCTTCAAACGCAGTGGCGTGTTGGGATGGGCGGCCCCACCGGCTTAGATTATTCGGCGATCCCGGTCACGCTACGCTTGCGGGGCGTGCCTCGGGCGGCGTGGCCGCAGTTGTTCGGAGACTTGCGCATCATGGAGTCGGCTGCGCTGAGCGCGATGCACGCCAAGAACTGAGAGGCAAGTCAGTCCGGTTTGGTGTTTTCGCTCATGAACTTTTTCAACTCATACTGAACTAGTGCTCGAAGTTCATCGGCCGATTTCTTGGCTCCAGCCTGCTCCTCTTGGGCGAACGAGCTTGCCAGGCGCGCGACGATTTCGGCGTTCATGCTGCGATTATTGTCCTTGGCGACCGTAGCTATCTTCTCGCGCATCCCATCGGGCAAGCGGAGCATGAACTTGTCAGACTCTCGAGATACGGGTGGCTTGGCATCATTTTTCATGGGCGAAGGATACTAGCATCGTGACATCTTTGAAATAGAGTCACGGTGACACAAATATCTCTTGTCAATGAAGTCACCGTGACATAGTATGTGATCTCAATAGATCACATGGGAGCAAACATGAACCGCACGATAGCGCCTTACCCGTTTCGTATTGATCCGCCAGTTCGAAAGGCCGCAGAAAAGCTTGCGAAGATGGACGAGCGTAGCTTGAACTGGATGCTGAACCGTTTGCTTGGGCCTGTGGTCGAGGCTGAGCTGGCGCGTCGTGAGAAAGCTTCCGAAGAGGTGAGCCATGCACACCAATGAACTTCGTCTTGATCTCACAAGCCCAGGCCAGCTGGTGACAGTGCAAGGTGACCACCTTGTGACTGACTCGCGCATCGTCGCAAAGTACTTTGGCAAGGCCCACAAGAACGTTCTGCGAATCATTGATGACATGCGCATGAGCAGCAACCCAGAAATCGCGCAGCATTCGCGGCTCAATTTTGAGCCGTGTATGTTCGACTACAAAACTGGCAAGGGTGGGATGCGCTCGGCACCGGGATACCGAATGACAAAGGACGGCTTGTCTGAGCTGGCGATGAGCTTTACTGGCGACCGGGCGCGCCTATGCCGCATTCGTTTCATTGCGGCATTTAACCAGGTTGCAGAGGAATTAGCGGTAAGCGAGAAGAACCTGTGGCAAAAGATGCAGGCGCTTATCGCGAAGGAAACGCAGTCCCAGGTTAAAGCAGCGTTCGGCTCGCGCCTGATGAACCTGCGTAGACGGGAAATCCGCCCGCTGCGAGCCGAGCGTGCAGAGCTCGAAACGGCACTGCAACCATCCCTGTTGAACTAAAGAAAAAGCCCCGGATCAGCTGGCAGGCGGCTCGGGGCTTTAATTCCCAACTAAAGGAACTGACATGAATGCTACAGCACCAAAGAAAGCAGCGCAACATGCGAAAGCGCTTGTTGCGCATGAAGGCCAGGTGGCTCAACTGGTCGCGTACTTTGCATCGATGGACGATTGGGGCCGGGAGCTTGTGATGAGCACGGCAGCTAGGCAGGCAAAATCGCATCCACAGGAACGCGCGAAACATCTTCGTCTTCTTGACCTCTTCGGCGCGATGGCCGACGAGACGCAGGAAGACTTCATGTGCATCGCAGATGTGCTTGCTGATAAGTTCCCAAAAAAGCGCCCTGCTCTGCGCTTGGTCGTGTGAAGCACTAAGACAAAGTAGCAGCTCCGAAATACGGAGCGGCTACTTGCGCTGGTGTAATATGTCTTCTCCAAAGGTGGAGGTGACATGCAAAAGGTATGTAAGCAGTGCGGAACAGTTGATAGCCCAGCGTCAAAAACCCCGGGCTCCATACTCATTGAGATAATTTTGTGGCTTTGTTTTTTGGTTCCGGGACTAATCTACAGCATCTGGCGCCACACCCGTCGCCACGATGTCTGCCGTGCGTGCGGCAGCGCCGAGCTAGTGCCAGTGAACACGCCGCTCGGCCGGCAAATGGTTGCCTCCCTAGGGGTAGACATAGCGAATCAGCCGCCTACCGGCGCAGAAGCACTTGGTCGAAAGCTAGGATCTGTTTTCGCGAAGAAAAGATAGTCAAGTAGAAGGCAAACAAGCCACCTCCGGGTGGCTTTTTTTATGGGCAGACGATGAGCGATATTGTTAACACCGCAACTATCAAGGTCGTTGTCGACGGCGATGGTGTCGATGCTGGGCTACGCAAAGTCAATGATGCGGTGGTGGGAGTTGAGTCCGGCCTGAAGCGCGTCGACGATGCAGCTACGAAAACGGGCCGTACGCTCGACAGTCTCGGTCAAGGCCCTGGCATCAAATCCGTTGGCGATGGCGCGGACGCCGCAGCTACTGGTGTTGACCGCGCAACCGCCCGCATGGCTGAAGCCATCAAGCGTGCCACTCAGGCTACTACCGCGCTTTCAGCTGGAGCAAAAGGTACGGCCGAGAACTTTGCCGCGTTGGCTGACTCGCGCGGGCTCAACAAGGACGTTCTTAAGCCGTTCCTTGCCAGCCTTGACGATGCGGCGCGCAAGACGGATCTCGTTGCCCAAGCTCAGCGAAGGCTGGACGAGTCGACGAAATTTCTCGACAGCCTGAAATCGCGCACGGATGGCATTGGCAAATCCGCGGCAGAGCTAGCCGCGCTGCGCGCTGCTCAGCTCGGCGTGGCTGATGCGGCCGGTCCAATGATTGCCAAGTTGCGAGAAGCAGAAAAGGCCGGCGAGTCGTCGTTCGGTACTCTTAGTGAAATGGCCGGTAAGTTCAAGGGCGTTTTACTAGCCGTCACTGCTGGAATCGCGACGGCAGCTGCTGCCGGTGCCGCCCTGATTGGCAGTGCAATTAAGGATCTCGGTGACCTCGACGACCTGGCGCAAAAAACAGGTTCCAGCGTTGAAAACCTATCGAAAATACAGAAAATCGTGACAGTGTTCGGACCGGACATGGAATCCGTGAGCGGCGCACTGAACAAGCTTGCGAAGGGCATGGCGACGGTCGACGACGAAAGCAACAAGACACATAAGGCCCTGACTGCGATTGGTGTGGCGTCAAAAGATGCATCGGGCAAGTTGCGTGATCCGGCTGAAGTTTTGGTTGACTTGGCTAAGAAGCTTCAAGGCTATAACGATGGCGCTGCCAAGACTGCACTGATTACAGATGCCGTAGGAAAGTCTGGCGCAGATCTCCTGCCATTCTTGAATGACTTGGCCGAAAACTATGAGAAGGTTACTGGCGTCTCGGCCGAAGCGGCGAGTGCGGCTGCAGGGTTCCAGGATCAGCTGGGGTGGGCAAAGTTAAGGCTCAAAGAGGTCTCGACCTCTATCGCAATCGATGCTTTGCCTGCGTTAACCGATCTGGCCGGAGCGTTCTTAGACGTGGCTAAGAGACAAGGGGATTTAACGGACGGGAATACCGGCAAATGGGCTGACGAACTGGCTATCGGCATTGCGGGAGCGGTCGACTTTGCCCGCACGCTAGTCAACACGTTTGTTGCGCTGGCAGGAAGTATCAAAGTTATATGGACAGACCTAAAGACACTCGCAATCGTCGCGGCAAATGCTAATCCCACTGTTGCAGGATACAAGTGGCTGACTGGCGGCTCTGCCCTCAACGACATCAAAGCGGCCCTTGCAGCCCGAGAAGATGTACTCAAAGACGCAAATGCACGGTACGAAAAACTGCTCAACCAACCAGCCGACGAGTTTGAGCAGGCGGTTCGCAAGCGCATTGCAGCACGCGTCAAAGACGCTGTGGCTCCGGCAGCAGCAGCACCCGCGCAGAATCAAAAAGACCTTCGCTATCAGTCTGGCAACAACGGTGCTGCTGCTGCGGCAGAAGCTGAAGCAAAGAGGATAGCTGACGCCGCAAAGGAGCAAGCAAAACTCCTGGGCGAACTGTCTGGGCTTTCGCCAACGTTCACTAAAGACTGGGATTCGTTGAGCGCCGCGTATGCAAAAGGCACTCTAAACATCAAAGACTTGACCGCTGCTCAAGCTGTTCTGCTCGCCAAGCAGCCTGCAATCAAGGCCGCTAACGATGCTCAGGCAAAGGCGGCGGAGGATGAGAAGAAGCTGTATGAGGACTCCCGCGCCGCAGTAGAGCGCGACATTGGCGCGATTATGTCGCAGGTAGAGGCTCAGGAGTTGAAGGTCAAGACCTATGGCATGCTGCCGGACGCCATCACGGCAGCTCAAGTTGCGGAGCTGGAGGCATCGAAACAATCGAAGGTGCTAACCGATGAGGGCTTGGCTGATATTCAACGCCGTATCGACGGCCTTACTCGCCTTGGGAGTGCCCAGACGGCATCGCAGATCCAAGAGGATGCGAAGAAGGCGTCTGCGGATTTAGATAAGTTCCTCGACCCAACTAAGGCGCAAACGTTCGGCGAAGCGCTGCGGACCGCATTCGGCTCTGCTGGTGATTCACTAACCAAGCTGGCCGGCTCCCTGCAGCAATACGGTATCAAGCAGGCCGAGATTGCAAAAGCTCGCAAGGATGCTGATGCCGAGTATGAGGGCAGCAAAAAGGGCGGCAACGACTACGCGAAGTATTTGGAGCGCATCGGCGAGATTAGCAAGAAGAACACAAAGGAGCAGCTAGGCAGCTATGGCGACATGGCAAGCGCTGCGTCCGGCTTTTTCGACGAGCACAGCCGCGGCTACCAAGCTTTGCAAACTGCATCGCAAGTATTCCATGCCGCTGAGTTGGCGATGACGCTGGCCGAGTTGGTCCCGAAAGGTATCAGCGCCGTGCTGTCGCAGGGCCAGGGCGACCCATACAGCGCGTTCGGGCGTATGGCGGCTATGGCTGCAATCGTGGCCGGCCTGGGCGTGGCAATTGGGGGTGTGAGCGGTGGCGCCGATACGACGGCGAAGGACCGCCAAGCCGCGAACGGCACTGGCTCCGTGCTAGGCGACACAAACGCCAAGTCGGACTCGCTGAAGAAGTCGCTCGACCTGATCGAGAAGAACACGTATCAGGACCTGTCGATCAGCGCGAGCATGCTGTCTGTGCTCCAGTCGATCAATGTCGGCATCAACGGTCTGGGCAACATCCTGTATCGCACAGACGGCTTCAGCACGAAAGCCCTGGGCGTGCAGGCTGGCGGCGCATCGGCTGCAGGGCAGCAACTGGGCGCCATTACCCCAATCCTGTCTGCGGTGGGCTCGAAACTCACCGGCCAGATCGCCAACTTCCTGTTCGGCGGGAATGTACACACCGTTGACACGGGCATTTCGGTTGCGCCCGGGTCGCTAGGGCAAATCGCGGCCGGCGGCGCCAACGTCAGCCAGTACAGCGATACCAAGACTGATAGAGGCCTGTTCCGTAAATCGAAGTCCGGAACGCAGTTGAATGCGCTTGGGGATGAGGTTGATGACCAGTTCACCAAGATCCTCTCCGGCATGGGCGATGCGATCTCGCAAGAGGCCGGCATCCTCGGCCTGAGCGGCGATGCTTTCACTTCGACGCTCAACAGCTTTGTGGTCGATATCGGCAAGATCAGCACCAAGGACCTGAAGCCGGAGGAAGTCCAGGCAGCGCTGCAAACCGCCCTGAGCAAGGTCGGTGACGACATGGCGAAGTTTGCCGTGGCCGGCCTGCAGGAGTTTCAGAATGCAGGTGAAGGGGCATTCGAAACGCTGACGCGGATCGCGACCGAGTACCAGACGGTCGATGTCGTGTTTGAGTCGTTCGGCAAGACGTTCGGCGCAGTCGGCTTTGCGTCGGTGGCGGCGCGTGACGAGCTGGTGCAGCTGGCCGGCGGGCTGGACAAGTTCACGGCCGCAGGCGACTACTTCCTGAAGAACTTCTTCAGCGATCAGGAGCAAGCTGCCGCGCTCAAGAAGCGGATCGATCCCACGTTGGCGAAGTACGGGCTTTCGTCCGAAGGTGACGATGCCGCCAAGATGTTCCGCGACTTCGTCGTTGCGCTCGATACGACTACTGAGTCAGGCGCGCAGGCGTACACGGCCCTGATGACGATCGCGCCGGCACTGAAACAGGTGACGGACGCGGCCAAGGATGCGGAGGAGACTCAGAAGTCGCTTCTAGGTATCCAGGCCGAAATCTACCAATTCACCGGCGATAAAGCAGCAGCGGCCGCGGTGCTGGAGAAGCAGCACGCGATCGCGCTTGAGGAGTTGGAGCCATCACTCCGCGCGGCGACAAAGAATCTCTGGAGTCTGCAAGCCGCCGCGGAGGCGATCGACAAGGTCAAGTCCGATGGCTCGGGCCTGCTCAACACCGTCGACAACGCCTATTCCGTCCTGCAGGGCATCGTCGGGCGCGAGAAAGATGTGCTGCAAAAGCGGATCGACAAGGAAGAGGACGCGGTCAAGCGGCTGCAAGGCTTTTCCGAGACGATCAGCAGCACGCTCGATAGCTTCAAGGTTCCTGGCGCCGAGAAGGATATGCGCCTTTCTGCGCAGGCGGAAATCAAGTCGGCGCTGGCTTCGGTGCAGGGCGGCGCGCAACTGTCTGACGCGCAGATCAAGTCGCTCGGCAAGGCGTTCAACACGGTAACGCAAGACTCAAGCAAGCAGTTCGGCTCGCGCGAAAGCTACCTGTTCGATCTGCTGACCACGAAGAACGACATTGCCGCACTGGGCAAGGCGACGGACGGACAGCTATCGACCCAGGAACAGCAACTGGACCTGGACAAGAAGCAGCTTGATCGGTTCGATGCGATCCTCGATAACGCCAAGGATCAGGTCGACCAGCTCAAGGGCATCAGCACGATCGGGCTGGATATCCAGAAGGCGATCGAAGGCCTGGGCACTGCGATGCTTGCAGCGCGCGGGAATGCGTCGGTCGCAGGCGTTGCAGCGATCAGCGATGCCTACAAGACGTCGTTGGGTCGTGCTCCTGATGCCGCTGGACTGGACTACTACCAGAACCTGGCAGCGGGTGGCACGTCCATCGGCGACATCAAGGACAGTATCGCGAACTCGCGCGAGGCGCAGATTCAGGGGCTCTACAAGGACTTGCTGAAGCGGCCTACTGCTGACTCTGCTGGACTGGACTACTACATGAAGAGTGGTGAGTCCATCGCGCAGATCGCTGCCGACATCAAGAAGTCGGACGAGTACAAGAAGCTGCACCCGTTTGCTGTCGGTACGAACTACGTGCCGCAGACGATGCCGGCGCTTGTGCACGAAGGCGAGCGGATCATCCCGGCAGCTGATAACCGGGCATTGATGGCGCGGCTGTCCAGTCCATCGGACAACAGCGCTGCACTGGCTGACGCGGTCAAAGTTCTGGCGGCGACCGTCACAACACTTAAGGAGGCGAACGAGGAAATGGCGAAAGATATGGCAACCATGGCCGATGCCCTCAAGAACGCAAGTACGGGCGGTCCGCTGCGCGTGAAGGTGGTCAATTGAGCGGCCTCCTGAGCGTCCTAGTCCCGACTGTGATCACGTCGACCATGCTGACGAGCACGACCGCAACCGTAGGCACCTACACGGCGTGGTCGAGCACGACGAACTACACGAAGGGGCTGTACTGCTACAGCCCTGTAACGCAGCGGGTATATCAAAGCTTGGTCGATACCGGCAACACCAATAAGGACCCGGCTCTTGCCGCTAATCGAGTTGGTGTGATCGTGTACTGGCTTGATACCGGCCCTACCAATCAATGGGCTATGTTCGACAAGAAGCCGGGCACGCTAACCACTGCGACGTCCGACTTGACCGTTGTCATACGGCCAGGCGTTTTCAGTTCGCTTTATGTGGCAGGCGTGACCGCAAGCGACATCGCCGTGACTGTTAAGGATGCGCCGGGTGGCAATGTCATCTACAGCTACACCGGGCCGATGGAAGCAAGTGCTCCTGACGATTACTGGGAATATTTCTTCGACCCGTTCGAGCCGCTGACCGACTTGCTGCTGACCGATATTCCACCGTACGGCACTGCCGAGGTGACTGTCTCGCTGACGGGCGGAGGAACGGTAGCTTGTGGCGCACTGGCTGTCGGCGACATCAAGGTGCTCGGTCAAACGTTATCTGACGCCGAGGCGGAGCCGACTTTCTTCGGTTACATCGACACGGATCAGTGGGGCGAGACGGACATCGTTGATGGCCCTACTGCGACGAACCTTACGCTATCGGCCATCACAAATAGTCGAGCCGAAGGACTCAAGGCGCAGCGTGTCGTTGAGTCGGCACTTGGCACGCCGGCGTTCTGGTTCGCCACAGATACACCCGACATGGCTGGACTGCGTACCTGGGGTCTCGGCTCAGGCAAATTCTCCTACCGCAGTGATCGCTGCAGTATTTCCATCTCCGTAAAAGGGCTCATCTAATGGCGACCACTCCACCAACCATCACCCCGTTCAGCGGAGCAGCTCCGCAGCGTAAGGACCGCCCTACGTTTGGCGACCGGTTCGATGCTTTCATCACGTGGGTTACCGCAGTCGTCCCGCAGTTGGCTGCATTTGCTGCCAACGTCTACGCCAACGCGCAAGAAGCATTCGTCAGCGCTGGCACGGCAACGAGCGCCGCTGCTACGGCAGCATCCACCGCTAACGCGACCCCATGGGTTAGCGGGGCAACGGTTCAGCAGTACCAATCCGTCATCAGCCCGGCGGATGGGCGCACGTACCGGCGCATTGCTGCGGCAGGGTCAGGGACGACAGACCCTTCGTCGGACGGCGCCAACTATGTCGACCTCACAAGCCATGCCACCCTATACATGAAAGTGTCGGAGCGATATGGCAGCGGGACGCAAGCGCCGCTGTTTTCGGGTACCACCATAGTGCGGTCACTCAACACCGTTGAATGGAACGATGTCCCGGGTGCGTCGCTCGCTTCAAACACCGTAACGCTACCAGCGGGGACGTACGAAGTCAGCATTCGTGCGCCGGCATATGGATCAAGCAACCATCAGGCATGGCTGAGGAACCTGACCGATCTTTCAAGTCCGTTGATTGGATCAAGTTCGTATTCGTCTGCCACAAACGCCAGCACCACCGATAGTGTTGTTAGCGGCAGGTTTACTATTTCTGCAACGAAACAATTTCAAGTCTATCATTACGCTGGCGGCGGCAATCGAGCTGGTCAGAGTGTCGGCAATTCCATCAACAGCGAAGTCTATGCCGAAGCAATTTTCAGAAAGGTCACATGATGATCGTCTCTTATGTCACGTTTGATCCGGCCACTGGTGAATTGCTCGGCGGGTTCATGCAGGAACCGCCCGACGACGGCACGCCATGGGTCGCAGTCGACAACGATGTGCGCATCGACTGGCCGTCGTATCGCATGAACTCCGAGCACTTGGGTGTCGAGCGCATCCCGCCAGTACCACCACCGCCACCGACGCGCGACGAACTGAAGCAGGCCCGTCAATCGGCGGTCGATGCGATCGCCGTGACCGTGAACGGAAAAGTGTTCGACGGCGACGAGACGAGCCAGACCCGCATGGTGCGCGCCCTCAAGGTATCCGACCTCACCGGACAGGCATCCTGCACGTGGGTCTTGCGTGACAACTCGGCCGTAACGGTAACTAAGGCTGAGCTGGAGCAGGCGCTTGTCTTGGCCATGCAAGCGCAGGCAGCAATCTGGGTGATTCCGGCATGACCACGATCTACATCGACCCCAGCGCAATGACGAATGGCGATGGGTCGCTTGCCAGTCCGCGCAATACGTGGACCGGTGTGCCGACCGGCGCCGGCAACGTCTACAAGCAGAAACGCGGCACGACTTGGACCGGGTCGTTCCCGAGCCTGACAAGCGGCACGAGCGGGAATGTGACGACCATCACATCCTACGCAAACGCTGATGGTTCGGATAATGCCTCCCTGCCGCTGCCCATCATTGATATTGGCAACACGATCATGCCGGGCGGCGTCAACAGCCCGAAGACGTTCACGAAGTGGTCGAACGTCGACATCCGCTGCGCGCGTACGACCATCGCCAGCGACACGCCCATAATGTGGGTTGGTAGCGACGTCGAGATCTCCGATTGCGTGCTGAGCACGAACCTGACTGCGCTCTACGGCGAGAAGTGCAGTCGGGTGCAAATCCTGCGCAACACGATCACGTGCGCGACTGCAGTCACGACGACGGCCGCCATGGATGCGATCGTGCTGGGCGGCTCATTGGCCTTGGACGACAACGTCATCGACGGCAACACGATCTATGTGGGCGACGGTGGCAAGCTCGGCACGCACGCGATTAAGGTTGCCGCCGCGGTGCCGATCACGAGCATTCAGATCACGAACAATACGATCCGGACCGTCAGCGGCCAGCCGACGCCGCACGCGGACAAGGCGGGCATCTTCATCAACAACGGCGCCGGCGCATCGCTGTTCGGCCCCACCAGCACCGTAGCGGCGAGCATCATCATCGCCGGCAACGATGTCGCCAATCTGGTCGACGGCGTGTTCCTGGCAAGCGTGAATGGCGCCTGGGTGCATCACAACACACTCGATCATTGCGGCTCGTTCGGCCTGCACATTACCGGCAACTCGACCCTGCCGTCTTCCGGCTGCCTGATCGAGTGGAACATGTGTCGCTGGGCCGGCCGCAACCTGTCGCCCTTCTACGGGCGCGGCATCGAGTTGTCGGGCGCCGGCCAGCTGGACGCCTGTACGGGCCACGTGGTGAGGTTCAATGATGCGAGCTATGCCAAGAACTGGGGCGGGCCCGTCGACAATGCCACGGAAGGCGTTGGCATTGGCTTGGACGACGCGACAAGCTGCTGCCAGGTCTACGGCAACCTGATCCGCGGCACCGAAGGGAACGGCATCCAGTTCTACGGCGGGAGCGCGGCGCCATCGGACACGGGCGGCAACATGGTGATCGGTAACCACATCATCGATTGTGGCCTGGGCAGCTACAAGAATCGGCGCACCTCTCCGGTACTGCTGGGCATGCCGGCCATTGGCCTGTCGAAAACAGCCGGCTCGCGCACCGTCATCGCTTACAACACGATCATCGGCGGGACTGGCGGCATCCGTCCGGACTCGCTCTGCTCAGGCGTCGAGCTCACCGGAAACGTGTTCAAGCGGCAGACGGTCTACGCGATCGCCGCAGCGAGCACTGACGGGATCAGCGGCAACTGCTACGACCCGGCCTGCCCCAAGCAGATCGGTACGTTGGCGACGAATGCCAGCGGATCTCCGGCGCCGGCGCTGCTCTCGGCCGGCGTGAACGGCGATAAGACCGCCGACGCGCTGGTCAGTGAATCGTTCGTCGCACTGGTCGGCTCGCCGCTACTCGACAAGGCTTTCCGCAATGGCGTGCCGTTCGCGCCCCTCATGCTTGACCTCGCAACATAACCCGAACTGCCTTTTGGCAGGCGGTCTCCGTTCTTCCACCAACCTGCTTCGGCAGGTTTTTTTATGGGCTTGCCGAATGCTCGACCAAGCAGAAGCGCTAGCAACAGCGCGTATTAACATCGCCCGCCTTGAAGTACAAGTCGGCAGCCTAACCAAGGGAATGGCCGAACTCCAAGAGAGTAACCAGCAACTGACCGCCAAGCTCGATCAAGTGCTGCTTACTCTTTCGGAGGCTCGCGGCGGGTGGCGAACCATGATGATCGTCGGCGGCGCTGCGACGAGCGTTGGCGCCGCTCTGTCGTGGATCGTGCAGCACGCACCGAGGATCGGGCCATGACTCCGAACCTGAGAGCCTTCCTTACCACAATCGCTACGAGCGAGATCGGCGCCCGCCTGCTGGCGGCGTCTGACAACGGCTACAACGTCCTCGTCGGCAGCACGGCAGACCACCCGCGCCTGTTCTCGAGCTACGTCGACCATCCGCGCCAGCTGATCGATCTGCCTCGGCTCGGCATCAAGTCAACCGCCGCCGGCCGCTACCAGCTGCTCGCGCGCTATTTCGACCCGTACAAGAAGCAACTCGGCCTGCGCGACTTCTCGCCAGCCAGCCAAGACGCGATCGCCGTACAGCAGATCCGCGAGCGTGGCGCGCTGGCTGACATCGAGGCCGGCCGCTTCGACATCGCGGCCACGAAATGCCGGGGCACGTGGGCATCACTTCCCGGCGCGGGCTACGGGCAGCACGAGAACGCCTTGGTTGATCTGCGCCGGGCATACCTGAAAGCAGGAGGGCAACTCGCATGAAAGACCGTATCCGTACCGCTGTGGAATACCTCGTTGCACGGCTGAGTGAGCCATCCACGTGGCAGGGCATCGGGTTCCTGCTGACCCTGACCGGGGCGAAGTGGGCGGCCAATCTCGATTGGGGCCAAGCGGCCGGCCTTGGCGGCATTGCATCGGCTTTCATCAAGATTGCATTCCCGGACGAGGTCAAGCCATGAGCAGCCTAGAACGCCTGCTGATCGGCGTGCTCGGCCTGATCGCAGCGCTGGGCATCGCTTGGAGCGTCGGCCACCATGCCGGCGTTGAGAGCATGCAAGCCAGCTGGAACCGTGAAAAGCTGGCGATGGCCGAAGCGCAGAAGCTCGCCGTGCTCGAAGCTGTCGCCAAGAACGACGAGGCGCACGAAAAGGACATCGCAGCCACCCGAACCGTGCTCGCCGAACAACAAAGGAAACTCCATGAAGCCGATGACCGCATTACTGCTGAGCGTGCTGCTGCTGACCGTGACCGGCTGCGCATCGCAATCCCCCGACGTAATTGCCCTGCCACAGCCGGCCAGGCCGCAGGTGCCATCATCGCTGATGGAGCGGGAGACGTCGAGCAAGTCGAGCTACCAAACACGGTTGAGCGGGGTATTCGCGACCTCGCAGAAGATGCCGACCGAGAAATAGCCCGACTGCTTGCCAAGATCGCGGCGCTGCAGGACTGGCTCAAGTCGCACGGCTTTGCGGAGGCTGAGCCATGAACTTGCAAATGTCGATACTCAGGCGTAAACTCGTCCACCTAGCATGTGCCTACATGCGCAAGCAGCAAGAGAGGGCCAAGGACTGCAACCTTGGCTTCTTGATAACGCCCATGATCTGCAACTCATGGGCGTTTTCTTTTGGTGCGACGCCATGATCGAGTTCCACGCCATCACGCCGCAGGGTCGGCAACTCGTCGCGCAACTGGTCGACGGCAAGCTGATCCTGCCTGCGGACCCGGTGCTAAACTCGCCCGATGAAACCGCCACTCACCCGCGAACAGATCCAGGCGATCCAGTCCCGCAACCTCTACTCCACCGACGTCCGGACGCTCCTCTGGGAGATCAAGCGTTTGCGTGCGCTGACACTGCGGACGCATGACTACTTCCGCCAAGATGCAACCTCATCGACAGCCAAGATGCTGGCCGAGCATCTACAAGCCCTGTTGGGTGAAGAGCCAGTTGTAAAAGAGCAGCCAAAGCTCTAGCGTAGGCGTAAACTATCTGCATCACAGGAGATGCCATGTTTGACGATGATACAGTAGACGAGTTACCGCCAGGGCCCCGCCGACAGATCTCAGCGGGCGACCTCAAGCTGCTCCAACTGGCCGCGCGTGCTATCGGTGCTGTACGTGTCGAGGAAATCGACGGCGAAGAGTGGGTCAACCTGCACTTCGAGGGCGGATCAACTAAGCTCAACTGGAACCCGCTGCTGTTTAGCGATGATACGCTTGAGTTGGCGGCTTCGCTCGACTTGACCATTGTTACCAGCGGGTATGGCCCGTCCGTGACGAGTAAATCCGGGGAGGTGCTGGCCGCACATCCGGAGTGTGCCAATGCTGAAAAACTTGGCATCATTAAAAGACAAGTTGTCCGCGCTGCTGCCGAGCGCGGCAAGCGCATGAAATGACAGCATTCCGCCAACATGCCGCTTGAAACCCGCATGGATGCTGGAATGCGGAGGGTTCGATTCCCTCCGCCTCCACCACCGCATGCTTTAAAATCAAGGACTTACGTTCTTGATGTTGCTGTAGATGGTGTCAAATGGCCTTAAAACGCCTCGGTAATGACAACATAATGGCAGCTTGATTAGGACGCCCCGGATATCTTCGCGGCGTCCTTTTTCTTTCCGTAGACCGCTTCCGCTCGACTCCCTGCCTGATCGTCCGCATCGGGCATCCAGCGACCGTAACGCCGGATAATCATCGACCAGTCGGCATGCCCCATCTGCTGCGCTACCCACATCGGATGCTCGCCAGACGACAACATCATGCTGGCGTACGTGTGGCGGGTCTGGTAGGGGTAGCGGTATCGCACTCCCGCACGTTTGAGCGCCCATGTCCACAACGTCTTCCTGATCGGCTGATCTCCGGCCCACCGTTCCAGCGTCTGCGGATTCTGGAATACTTCCTTCCCGGCAAGGTATGTATGCGCCTTCTGCGCTGTCAACGCCTCTAGGGCCATGTCGAGCAGCTTGATCTCGCGTCTGCCTGATGCCGTCTTCGGCGCCTCGGGTGCGTCTGCATGTTGAGTCTGCGCGCGCGACACCCGCACCATGCCCCGAAGGAAATCAACGTCACCCCAGTCTAGGGCCACCAACTCAGATGTGCGCATGCCTGTCCAGAACGCAAACTGCACCAAGTTTCGGCCCTGCCCGTCCAGTGCAGCTAGGATGGCCGACTGCTCTACGCGGTCGAACGGGTCGATCTCGTCGGTACTGGGCGCCTCTTTCTTGCGGTACGTGTAGCCGGCCAAAGGATTCACTTCGATCAGATCATCTTCGACGGCCGACTCAAGCGCCGCGCGTAGCACGCTCTGGATGTTCCCCAGCGTCTTGTTGCCTGCCGGGTACGTCGCCAGCTGCTCGCGCACATCCTTGCGCTTCAACTCGGACAGCTTGAACTTGCCGAACCACGGATCCAACTTGCCGATCACGATCTTTCGGTAGGTATCATACGTGCTGGCCTTTCGCTCCTGCTTCTGGCGGTCAAGCCACTTGTCTAGATAATCGCCTACCGTGACCAATTCACCGGGCGCCGCGGTTGCTGCCTCGAATCGCGCTGCTATCTTCGAGTCCGGAAACGACGCCCGGTAGTTGAACGCGTCATGCGAAATAGCATGCAAGATCGCCGCGCGGTGCTGCTCGGCTCGCTTCAGGTTAGCGGCGGTGGGCTTAAGTGGGACCCTTTCCCGGCAGCGGACGCCCTTATAGGTAAAGCTGATTTCGATGCTACTTTCCGATGCAGCTTTAACACCCCGCCCGTCTCGACCCATTCTTGATACCCCTCTGTAATTATTAGCACTCGCCCATCTGGTGCATGCATCCAAACTCTGTCCTTCGGCCAGATGCCGTCGCGGATCTTGGCCCGGATGGCATCTTCGGAATACCCTGACTCTGCTGCAAATTTTGAAATTGTCACATATGGCAACATCGTCCTCTCCTATTCATCCCCGCTGCCCGGCATCCGCCTACGCTCAAGCGCCGGCACGTCATCCCCTACGCCTGGCCGGATCATCCCCGGCATAGCGCTCTTGCTCGCCACGATCGGCTGATCTCGCCGGTCTATCGCCTCTCGGCGGTCAACGGTGTCGTCGTAGAACGGTGCGCGGTTCTTGCGGCGCTTTTCGGTGCGGTTGTTCATGTGTCGTCCTTTTGTGGCTGAGGTGCCGCGGTTAGCATGGCTCGATATGTTTCGTCGGGGCTTCTCTTAGCGCCGCCTAACTCAAGGTTCCGGGAGTAGCCTGCTGTGATCATGGCCTGAGTGGGCTCAACAGGAACCAGCTTCCAGCCATTCGGCTTGCCGGCCTGACGCCCAGCCTCGTAGGATTCGCGCTGTGCCTGGCGCAACTGGTCTGCGCTGTAGTAGTCGACATAGTGCTCGGTATCGTCGCGGCACAATGCCTTCGGCAGCGGCGGCAGCCCATCGTCTGCTACCGGGGACGCTGGAGTGGCGCCCATCATTGCGTCATAGTTCCGCATACGGTCATCAGCCATTGCCGCCTCCACTGGTTGCCAAATCGCTTCCCGCGTTGATCTCAAGCCAGCGGCTGAGCGTGTCGCGGGCTTCCTTGATGTCGTCGTACATGGACTTGCCGCCGGTGCGCGTGCCGGGAACGAGCAACTTCTTGCGAGCGTGCAAGATGCATCCGGTCGGGTCGTCAACTGGGAACATATTGTTGAGCTCGTAGGTGTCGATCACGGTCACGCCTTCGGGAACGCGCTTGTAGTACTTCGGGTACTTCGCGGCCATGTCGCTCATGCTTTGCTCCCGTTACTGGTTGCCGGTGCGGCCATTGCAGCGCATACCAGTTGGTCGCACAGCATGTCAATTCGATCTTC